TTCAGAGCAAGCAGACTTTGGTGATGTAGATTCTATCTTTACTGCGAAGTGTCATCACGGACTAATTCACGTTCGTTTAGAAACTTCTGATGGATTCCCTGAAAACGACGACTTCCGTCAAATTGGTTTACTACGTAATCCGGAATTATCTGGTGGTGGTACACGTGCACAGGGTTCTGTATATGCTTCGGCAAACCTAGACTTACAATCAGATTCGGGACAGTTAATTTACTTAGAAAATAGACGTGCGATTACTCGTGCTTCTGACCAGATTGAAGACTTGAAACTAGTAGTTGAATTCTAAATCTGTTCAATAGATAAAATGGGTGTTCTTCTAGAGCACCTTTTAATAATTTATTTGTGTAGGAATAGAATACAATGAGCTACAATTTTAATACATCACCATACTACGACGATTACGATGCGGATAATAGATTTCTAAAAATTCTATTTAATCCTGGCCGTGCAGTTCAAGCACGTGAATTAACTCAAATTCAATCAGTTCTTCAAAATCAAGTAGCATCAGGCGCCAATCATATTTGGAAAGACGGAGCTAATGTATTAGGTGGTGAAGTTTCAGTCAATCATAGAAATTGGATGCAACTTGCTAGTGCAGATTCTAGTTGGTTAAACCGTGTTGTTTACGGTGCAACGTCTAATGCCATTGCAGTCATTGAACAACTTCACAGTGATCAATCCCAACCAATTTATTATTTCAGAATATTATCTGGAACATTCGTACAAGCAGAGGACATTATAACATATGATACAGTATGTAATGGCGGACAGGCAGGCGACGGTTCTTGTTTAGATAATTCATGGTTTGATCCAGTTCTAACAACTATGACGGGAACTTCTGTTGCTGTAGGAAAGGCGTTAGAAGCAAAGGTCGGAAATGGTATTTATTGGATAGATAATAATTTTGTTCCTGTTCTTGCTCAAACTATATTCTTAGACGATAACGGAGATGTTCCAACTTGTAGGGTTGGTTTTGATATTGAAGAAACTATTGTAGCATCTACAACTGATGCTAGTCTATTAGACCCTGCTTCTGGTTTTTATAATCAGAATGCTCCAGGTGCAGATAGATACAGAATTACACTGTTGTTGACTAAAGAGGTAGATTCTACAGAGGCCAACAAGTGGGTTTGGTTAATGGATGTAGAAGATGGTGCTATTAGTACCAAGTATGAACGTACTGATTATTCTCTCCTCTCTAATGAAATCGCCAGAAGAACTCACGATGAGTCTGGTAATTATACTCTTAACCCATTCCCTTTAGAATTAAAAGATAATGTAGATCCTTCTAAATATACAGTAAAGGTTGAACCGTCAAAGGCATACATTAGTGGTTATGAGCATGAATTATTAATGCCTGTTGAAGTTGAAGCAACTAGAGCACGAACAACTCGTTCAGTTGCAAACGACCACCTCACCCCCGAGTTTGGACCTTACTTTGAAGTAGAATCTGTAGATGATTTTCAAGGCGTATTTGACGTTTTACACAAAGAAAACGTTATATTCGTAACAAACTCAAATTATTCTGCAGCTATTTCTGTACCAGATACTATTGCAGTCACTAAACGTATTACCCATGTTACTATGGTGGGTACTATGTTTAGAATTTACCTTGAGAATGATCAAGGTTTAGACGCAGTTGCCCCAGCACGTTTCATTGTATCACAATCAAACCCTGGAGTGTATGCTAAGTTATACATTCCTACAGGAAATGCTGTGCGTAAAGGTGTTAATAAACCTTGGTTATATGAAATGGCAGATATGACATCATCTGTTACTTCTGGTCAGGTTAATTTTTCAACACAAAAGAATTTTGAATCAGTAATGACTGGTGGTGTTATGTCAATACCAGCCGGTTTTACTAGTTTACATTGGGAACGTGTATTATATTTGTACAATGAAAATACAGGAAACATTATTCCTAAAAATGGTACAGTTTCTTCTGGTCCTACATGGATTGCAGATTTATCAGGCAACACTTCTGCAATTATAACAATTATAGACCAAGTGTCAAGTTTGGTTGATACCAATTTAAATGGCGATACAATTCATATCATGGCAGATATGTATATGTCAGATGCTATTTGGAGAAGTGTTTCTTTAGACCAAACTTCAGGTTCGTTTATAATGTCAAATGACGTATTAACATTACCTCACGCAGTAGAAGAAATAATTAGTATTATTGCTCCTGATAGTTCTGATGTTACCGAAAGTTTCTTTTTTGACAACGGTAACACAGATACAACATACAAAGATGCTACCTTAACTTGGGATGATGATATAAATGCCGTTCAAAGTGGTTCATTTACAGTAACATTCAAGGCATTGACTTTCGGTAATATTTCAACGGCAACATATTTCACAGTAAACTCTAGAACAGATGCTGGTATTAGTTATTCAGATATTAGTGCATATCAGGGTGAGGTCGACAAAAAGGTATATAGAATTGCAGATGTATTGGACTTCAGAACTTCTGATGAAGATTACTTAGTTGGTACATATTTACCATTACCAGAATCTAATATTTCTGCTTCTTATGAATTCTATTTACCTCGTAGAGATAGATTAACAATAGACGACGATGGTTTTATTAATATTAAAGAGGGATTCCCTTCGGAAACCCCAATTCTTCCTACAGAATTAGAAAACGAAATGACTCTTTATAATTTGTATGTTCCCCCATACACTTATGATAGTAAAAATATTAATGTATCGCATGTTAAAAATAAACGATACACGATGCAGGATATTCGTAGTTTAGATCAAAGACTAAATAATCTAGAATATTATACTGCACTAAATTTATTAGAAAAATCAACTGCTTCAATGCAGGTGACTGATGGATTAGGATTTGAGAGATATAAAAATGGTATGTTAGTTGACCCATTCCACGACCATGGAATTGGAGATATTACTAATGAAGATTATTATGTTTCAATATTCCCAGAAGCAGGAATTTGTACAACACCTTTCACTATGGCCGGAATGGATTTTGAATCTGGTGTAATGACAGGAATGAAGAAAAATAACCTTACATATACGTTAGACTTTAACGTTATTGAGGGTTGGATTTCACAAAGTTTTGGTTCTCAAGTTATTAATCTCAATCCATATGCACGTAAATCGTGGATTGGTTTTGTTACAATATCACCATCTACTGATACTTGGTTTGAAGAAACTTATGTTCCTGATGTTATCGTTCAAAACGAAAATAATAATGCCGTCACGCAAGCACGTGTTGACTTTGGCACTCAAACAAGATGGAACGCATGGCAGACTACTTGGTCTGGCTGGGCAGATACTGGTGGAAAATTCGATATTGACGCCGCTGGTGGTATTGAATCAGTAAGAGGTGTAGGAAACCGTGGTAGGTTATCTGGTGGATTCTTCGGTGGTGCTGCAGATATTAATTGGCAGTGGGAGAATGGACTATTTGCACCTAAAGACCATGGTATTACACGTCAAAGAAGAATTTGGAGAGAAATTACTAGAACTGCCGAGTCTTGGAGTCAACGTCAACAACAATCTACTAATCAAGTACGTACTGGCGAAAGAAGTTGGTTACAAACAAATGATATTAGAACAGAGGTTAGTGATTTACTTATTGACACTTCTGCTATTGAGTTTATGAGGTCTAAAGATATTTCAATTGAAGCACATAAACTTAAACCAAATACTCAGATGCACTTTAAATTTGATGGTGTAGTAGTTGATAACTACGTAACACCAAATGGTGGTGTTCAAGCACAACCAGTAGTAACAGATGCTTACGGAAGATTAGATAACGTTGTATTTACTATTCCGTCTGAGGGTCTTGATGGAGTTCGTTTCAGAACAGGTTCTAAAGTATTAGAAATGATGGACAGTTTTGATACTGACATGACGACTCAAGGTAATGCAGTTTATACTTCTGCTGGTACATTAAAGACTAGAGAGAAAACAATTCTTTCTACCTTAGAAAATGTCACAGTAAATGAAGCATTAAGTCAAAACCAAACATTAACTGGTGGCACTAGAACAGTTAAACGTGGAGGTGGTACAACAACTACTACTGAATCTAAGATGGTCACGGAGTGGTATGACCCAGTATCTGAGTCTTTCTTAGTTACCGGAGAAGTGGGTGGTGTATTTGTAGACTCTGTTGATGTATATTTCTGGTCTAAAGACACAGAGGGAACTCCAGTACGTTGCGAAATTAGACCTATGGAGAATGGATATCCTACGCCTTCGCCAATACCGATGGCATCAATAATGTTGTATCCGGATGACGTTGTTGTATCTGGTGACGGTACTGCTAATACTCGTTTCCAATTCGCAGACCCTATTTACTTAATGAACGATACAGAATATTGTTTCGTTCTTATTTCAGATTCATTAAATTACAATATCTTTATTTCAGAATTAGGTGAAAATGACCTTGCTACTGGTAATCGTATTAGTTCACAACCGTATCTTGGTTCTATGTTTACTTCACAGAACAATACTACTTGGACTGCCGAACAGAATAAAGACGTTAAATTCAAATTAAACAAATGTTCGTTTGATACTGGAGCAGAAGGAACTTTACAACTCGATATGAAAGGGTTTGAAGGAACTAAAGAGATTACTTCATTCACACCTAGTTTTTCACCAATGGTGTTACAAGGAACTAACGTTGCATTCGAAGCAATTGTTAATGGTGATACTAATAACATATATGATGGTTTATTAGATAAAGAAGATGTTGTTTTAGAACAACAAGTAACACTAATCGGTGCTAATACAATCGCAGCTGGTTATCAATATGCACCTATTTCATATACTGCTAGATATACTTCTACTAATGCTAATATTTCTCCTGTAATCAATTTAGAAAGAATGAGTACTGTTGTTCAGAACAATGTTATTTCAGACAGTGCTAGTCTAGTAAAGAATCAGAAAGGTATTTATGTTTCTAAGTTTATTCAATTAGCAAACCCTGCCGCAGATTTAATTATGTGGTTATCCATTCAAGAAGTTCCTAACACTTACATGAAAGTATTCTATGACACAGGAACAGTTATTCCTAGATATATGGATATAACTCCATATGCAAATATTATTACTCATGGTGATTTTGACGTAAACGATTTTGAAGAACAATATGCTTGGGTTTATCCTGCAGGTTCTTTCTCTCCTGAGGCAATTATTACTAACCAAAATTCAACTCAAAACAATTGGACTGGTGTTGTCGGTTCGGTTGGTAGTGGTTCTAGTCATGTGTCTACAACTTATATAGATGGAGATGATGAACCTACTAATTTAACACGTATGTACATAGCAGATATGTCGGATATGAAAGCAATTCAACAAGGATGTTTTGTTTCACATTATGACTTAGATGGTGTATCTCACGATGTCACTAGTGGTGGTTCAGGTACTGATATTAATAACTATACAGTTGGTGATATTTGGTTTGGTACTTGGGATGACGATTTAGACAGACACTTTTGGATTAAGGTAGCATTACCTGATGGAACTTTCGGTAAAGAAGCAGTTCCTATTTTGGAAATAACTTCTATTGTTGCAGTGGACCATGAAGATTACGGAAGTGGACTTGCTGTTATTGAATTACCACCAATCGAATGGAGAGAAATGAAAGACTCTGGTGTTGCTATTACTAACACAACAGTTGTTACTAATATGGAATTCGTAGAACATACATTCAAACCGTTGAAGAAAGTTGTAGATGAATTTGATTCATTTAGAATTAAGATAGAATTACATACAACTAACCCGTGCTACTTGCCTGCAATTAGAGAATTGCGTGTATTAGCAATGACATAAGGAGATTAATATGAAAGAACAAAGATATGTAAAAGACCCTTATACTGGTGCTGTAGTATTTACAGATACGGATGCTTATTCGAATAGGAAAAAAATATTAGAAAATCAAAAGAATTCAGTTCAAACGCAGAAGGATTCTAAAAAAGTTATAAATAGTTTAAGGAATGAGGTTTTCGAATTGAAGACTTTAGTAAGAGATTTATTGGGCAGATAATAGAGGTTATCAATGGCGACTACAGAAGACACAGGTTTTACTCAAATACCATATGTTAGAAAGGACGACACTTTTAAAGAGTGGAGGGAGCGCACGAACCTTATGATTCAACAGCAGAATAATTTTGTTAGAATGCAAGAGTTTGATATGTTGGGAGTTGGTGACGTTTGGGTAAAAACTTCAATGCAGCTGAACTACTCTGGCGAAACAGAAAATTAATATTTAAGGGATAGAAAGAATGGCACATTATACTGGACATAAGTTCACATTAACCGAACTTAATACTATTGAGCAACAGAAATCTGATTTTTTAGATTCTTTAAACATTAAATTATCATCTCCTGACCTATTGGTTAAGGATATGGCTCTTATGTTGAAATCACTTGAGGTGATGGAAAACTTAGAACATATGGTCGAATATAAAGAATTTATTCTTAATGTTGCTACTAGATCTGCTCAATTTGTAAACCCTATTCAGTTGATTTCAAATGGTGGTTTTGACGTTAGTTATAATACAACTAATTTAGTCCAAAATCCTTCTTTTAGTACAGACGCGTTCGAAATTGAATTAGTAAAGAATTCTGGTTTTGACGTTCCAATTGATTTAGCACGTCCTTGGGGAAATGGTATTGCCTATAAGTTTGACGTATTAACAACAGAAGGAACTCAAATCATCCGTGCTTATACTGATGGAGTTCAAACTGCTATTACTTGGTTTGAAACTCAATTAAAACCAAACACACAATATAAATTTTCATACGACCTTACGGTAAACCCAGTAAATTGGGATTTACCTAGTGGTGGTCAGAATATGGTAGATCAATTAGCAACAGACACAACTGTTTTCTCTGAAGCTGGTGGTGGACCAGATCCAGTCATAATTGTAATTTCAGTTGTAGAAGATGATTCTTTAGTATTACCTACTTGTGACGGTGAGATTGTTCCTTGGGACAATACCGTTGATTATAACTTGGCATTACAAGCAATGGAAGATTTATGTAGAGCTGATGATGCGGTTTGGAATTATGATCCAGGCACGTCAAGTTTCTATTGTGACGACGACGGTGATGGATATCCAGGAAACGGCGCAGCCGACCAAACAGAGTGTTATTCAACTAATGCAGTATGGGACGAAGGAGCATTAACAGATCCAACTACACAAATTCACTCAATTATTCCATACCATGTTACTGCTAGGGAAGGAGATACTCTTGTATTTACAAATCCAGTTGGTAACTATTTAGTACATAATGCAGTATCTGATGACAATATTTCATTCGCTTCTCCTGATATGAATCCAGGCGATACTTGGAATTGGGTTGTTGATGGATACCATGATATTTATTTCCATTGTACATTCCACCCATTAGAAGAGGGACGTTTATCTTCAACTACTAATCATAGATTTGTTTATGCTGTTGATCACGGATTAAACCCTGGCGATACTATTAAATTGCCTATTAACTATGGTTCTATGGTAGAATTACCGTCTTTATCGAATTCATACTTTATTAACCTATTATTACAAAACTTATGTACATCATTAGGTGGTGCTGGTGACCAAACAGCCGTTGAGTCTTTATATCACGACTTATCAATCGGTAATTTAATTACATTCCAATCTGGAGAAGAAGAAACTAATCCAGAAGCAGGTGTACCTATGTTGGTAACATTTGCGGGTGGTGTAGAAATTGATACCATTGCTGCTACTGCAGTTGCTACGGTTACTGGTGGTGTTGTTACTACACTTTTATTAGAAACAGGTGGTCAGCTATATAGTTCAATACCAACAATGTATATCACGGGTGGTGGTGGTTCTGGAGCAGAGGGCACTTTAGAATTCAACGGTTCTCTAACCGAAATTATATTAACTAACATTGGTACAGGTTATACTTCTGCTCCAGAAATTCAAATTTCTGCTCCAGATGTTACTCAATTAGGTCCAGATGCATATTGTGATGGAATCGATCCGTCAACAAATTTACCGTTTACCAATCTCACCGATTGTACTATTGCTGGTTCGTCTTGGTTTGAACCTACATTGACAGAATCGGCTGTTGCAACTGCTACAATTACTCCTGAGGGAGAAATTGATGTTATTAGTATTACAAATGTCGGTACTGGTTACCATTCTGCTCCTACAATTCTATTTGTTGGTGGTAATCCTACCGTAGCCGCAGAAGCAGAAGCAGATGTTGATGGTACTATTTATTCTATAACACTAACTGATGGTGGTACAGGTTATGGTGCTGGAGACAATTCTGTTTCTGTTGGTGAAAGGAAATGGGAAGAATATATTGTAACTGGTGTTGCTAAAGGTGCCGAAAGAGTTGACGTATTCTTTGATGATATGTATCAAGTAGGTCATACTCATCTTGCTTCAATCACGCCTGCAGAATTCGTACAGATTCAAAACTCTACTGCTACATTAATTACTACATCAGAAACAGCCGGTCATACACACGTTGCGACATTCGACTGGAGTGCCTCTGCAAATGACGGTGAGGGTGGAATGATTCTTGTAGGAATGACGGGTACTCATACCCACGGATTGTCAGAATACTTTGAAATTTCTGGTGGTACTAAAATTGAATTAGTAAACTTCGGTCACTATCACGAATTGTTAGTATCAGAAGCAGACGAATTAACATTAAAAACAAGTCCATTAGTAGATGTTACTCAAGATGTAGACGGAACTTGGAGCGCAGTTTCAGGTACAACTCTTGTTAGAGCTTCAGACTTTGGTACTTCAGATCCACAACATTTCCATACAGTAGAATTTGGTTGTTTAGATCCTGTAAATGATATTTACTTGATTATTGAAATTGACCAACATATTCACGACTTTGATAGAGTTTGGTATCCAGGTTCAGACCAATTTAACATTGGTTGGTATAGTTATGCTCTTGGTGGTGACGATTTAAATCCAACATCAATTGCTATTCCATTTGAAGATATTCCTGGTTATGTTAAGAAGGAAAAAGGTATTGAGTCGGATGCTCATGGTTTAGTTCCTGGTGATAGAGTTCACTTCGAAAACGTTTATAACGGTATTCATCATGGTAATACTAACTATTACGTTGATTTTGTTATCGATGCTGATCATTTCGCATTAACAGAAGTTGTTGTTTACCCATTACAAGATTCAGTAGGTACTACTCCTACTACATTTAATGTTATTGAGGAATATACCGTTGAATCTGACCTTGCTTCTTATAGATTACAAGTAGAAAGAGATATTACAAACCACGTTGGTGACCCAGTCGTTGGATCTGGTGTAGAAATGCTATGGTCACGACCGCGTACGGTTAAATCAAATAATCACGGATTAAGTGTTGGTGATGTTGTACAACTTCCTTCAGGTGCACAACCATATATGCCATCAGAACTTCCTGGTGAGATGTTAGACCATACGGTTATTGCTGTTGGTGATGGTTACGGTCCGACAGATAACATGGAAATTACGGTTGATACACAAACTACAATTACATGGGTAGACTCTACGATAACTACCGTTGAGGGTGCTCAAGATTCACCTTGGTATTGGTCTTGGTGGGATCATTCATCAGACGTTTATGCTCCTTATCAAATAGATGAGGCAGTTGAAGCATCATTTGGTGGTAATGACGGCACGAATGGTGGTTTTAATTTATACCGTGGTGGTACATATAGATTTATTAATAATGCATGGAGTCCATCTGGTCATATTACTTTGATTGATCCAATTTCAGGTAATCCGCAACCGATGTATATGCACGCTGCTGGTATTAAAGCAATTCCAGGTGGTGGTTGGGACAACCTTGTAGAAGCAGGATTTGAAAACAATGGTGGTTTACAATGTATTTCAATGAGAGCAGACCATGGATTGACTATTGTTGCTGGTGACCATAATGATTTCGTAAATAATGAAGAAGAGCCAGGAAGTTGGGTATCAGATCAAGCATTCCCTCATTGTATGGGATTAAGTGGTTGGTGTGAAGAATTAGATATTAATGGTTGGTATTACAATGGTGAAGATTCTGAAACAGCGTGTCTTGCATTAAACCCTACTGAAGATCCAGGTCTAGCACAATGGAGAAGTTCACAATGGCTTGGTAATTTCGCAAAAGAATTTGTTTGGAAAATCCCTGAAGAATTTGGACTTACTGGTTCAGATGGTATTTCTGGATTAGGTCCATTCGTTCCACCTGGAGAGGTTAATGGTGCATACCATGTAACACACGATGGTGGACTATACCGTTTCGATAAATCAGGAATGATTGAAGGAACAAACAGAACAATTAATTTA